GATCCTGTTGAAGCTAATCCACCACCACCTATCGCAGCAGTTTGAATTCCTGTACCAAATTGATTAATTGAACTAATAGGAGTAGTTCCACCAGCTGTCCAAGCTGAACCGCTGTATTCAAAAGTTGAATTTAAAAATGTTGGTGTTCCTGGACCTGTTGCTCCACCCCAACACAATCCTGCAGTCTGTGTTCCAGAGCCAGTTGTGTTCCATCTATTACTTGGTAAAGACGTTCCACTAGACCATGCTCCATTCGTGAAGGCGTTTGTTGATCTATTAAATTCTGCTGCTGCATTATAAGTTGGAGTCATTGAAGATAACCAACCTGCATCTCCTGTTGATCCCGCAGCCGATCCGTAAAGACCTCCTGGAGAAGTTATTCCTATGTTAGGTAAAGCGGACCAAGTAGTTCCATTATAAGCTTCTGATCCTTCATAATTTGGAGATTTAACTTGTGTTACAGCGTTTGTTTGTGTTCCCCACGCTGTAGCAAAACCTGTGGCTACACTTAAAGAACCTGTAGCTGACCATGATGTACCATTGTATTCTTCACAATCTGTCATTGCATTTGGAGAAGGGTCTATAAAACCACCAATAATTAATCCTGCAGTACCTGTTCCAGCACCACTTGAAGTATTAAACATTCTTGTAGTTACGTGAGTTGGTCCGTTTGCAAAATTAGTTCCATCAAAAGTTATTGATTTATTAGTACCTGAGTTTCCAGATGAACCATCTCTACCAACAGCATAAATAACATCTGTTTTTGCTAGTCCACAACTAGCCATATTATTAGCAGCGTATGGTAAACTATTTGCTGCTGTCCAAGCTGTACCGTTATAAGAAAATGCATTAGATGTCATGCTAGGTGTACTACCTCCGCATGCTATTCCAGCAGTTTGTGTTCCCGCACCCGCTATTGATTGACCTGATGCAGGATAATTTGTTTCTTCGCTCCATCCAGTTCCATCATAATGTTCAACGTTAGAAGTAAGAGGGTTAGAGGGATTAGAACCTGCAAACTGAACTCCTGCTGTTTGTGTTCCAAAAGATCCAGATAAATATCTTCCTGTCCCTAAAGGTGCAGTACTGATCCATGCTTCACCGAGAGCTAATCCTCGTAAAGTTCCTGTATCAGAATTATACCACATCTCTCCGGTTGAAGCGTTTGATGGATCTGATGATACTTTTTTAATTTTTTTTCCAACTATTTCTTTGTAAGTTGACACCTTAACTCCTATTAATTACTCTTTAGTAACCAACCTTGAGTGTTATCTGTAAATACTAGAGTATTGGCAGCTCTTTCTGTTGCAACAGTTAAGTCTGCTGCTGATCCATTAATATTTTTACCATTTCTTGCAACGGTTAAATTATTGGTATCAAAAGTTCCTGCATAATCTATAAACGAGATTTCATCTCCTATAGTTGGTGACGCTGGTAAAGTTAAAGTAATAGCACCTCCAGTAGTATTCATAAAATACCCTGCTCCTGCTGCTCCAGTTACTGGGGAATCTGAATTAGTTTTAACTGCTTGCCAAGATGTTCCGCCTGCTTCTAATTCTTCCCAAGATAAAACTCCACCTGTTGTTGATTTTAAAACGTAACCATTTCCTCCGGCTACGCCTGCTGGCCACGTAATAGTATAATCCGTGGTCGTCCCCGATGCTTTCATACCTATATATTCACCGCCTGTTGTGTCAGACAATCTTAATTCTTTCTGTGAACCTATTACTAATCCATTTGATGAATCCCAAACAAAATTTGCATCTCCACCAAATGCTCCTGAACTATTAAATTGAACTTGTGTAGTTGAACCACCTGGTAGTCCACCAATTGAAACTTCTACTACATTAGGATTACTAGCTGCTCCATCTGCATAAACAATTTTCCAACCTTTATCAGTTGTAGCCCAAGTAACTGTGTTTCCTGAACCAGTTGCTGTTTTAAGTTGTACTGTGTAAGAACCACTTGTACTATTTTTTATAAAATAAAAATTTTCTACATCATTAGGAAGAGTTACAACTTTATTTCCTGAAATAGTTTCAGGAGATTCTGCTCCTAAAATAATTACTCTTGTAGATAAAGTAGCTCCAGTCCCTCCATCTGTAACAGCTAAAGCTGTAGTGTTAGCTCCAGCGCCCGAAGTATTTAAAGTTTGGACTTTAAACCCACCAGATATTTGTTCAAATATTTGTAAGTTTGTATTGGTCTTCGTTCCCCATGTACCGGCATTTTCGCCAGTTTCCATTAGTTCTACGCCAAGAGGTGTATAAGTAGATGCCATTGTTAAAATTCTCCTAGTTTGTTAGTTTATATTGTTTATTTAGTTTTAAGTCAAACATAAATTATGCCGTTTTAGTTGTATATCCGTCAGAAGTTTTAGGAGTTTTCCTAGTATATCCTGTGCTAGTTTTAGGTGTTATTATACCAAAATATTTTAACACTAGTTTATCATCATTTAAAGTAGTTGTGGCTGTTAAACCAAGACCATCTAAACTTGCTCCAGAAACTATAGTTTGAGTAACTGAGCCTAAAGCAGAAGTACTGCTTTGACCTGTTAATCCCATAGTTTGATCTGCCGGATCTAAAGAACCTACACTTGTTGTAGCAGATTGACCTGATAAAGCTATAGTTGGATCAGATGTAAAAGCAAAAGAACCTACAGTTGTTGTAGCAGATAATCCTGATGGATTTACTAGTGTAACTCCTGCGGTAGAAATAGTTCCTAATGCAGTTGTAGCAGATTGACCTGATAAACCTACTGAATGATCATCTTCTGTTAATAATCCATGTGAAGATACTAAACTTAATCCTGTAAGTGTAAATGTAAGATCTGATTTAACAGAAGATAAAGAATTTAATGTAGCTGTAGCAGATAAACCTGTTAATCCAACTACATCTTTAGCAACAACTGTTCCAAGAGTTGTTGTTGCACTTAAACCAGTTAATGTTTCAGTTGCAGATTCAACAGAACCCCAACCATTTTGACCCCAGTTAAGAGTGCCCCAACCTGGTTTTACTTCTATTAATTCATCTGGAACTCCAAGAGCAGTTGTAGCCGTAAGACCTGTAAGTGTAATAATAGGTGTATCGCCCCAAGATTGATAACCCCAAGTATTTCTTCCCCATCCAGTTTCAACTGCATTAGAATCACCATAATCCATTTGTCCCCAATAAGAACGACCCCATCCATCAGTATTTGCTTCACCACCCATTCCACCGTGGTTGGTACAATAATAATATAAAGTTGATGGTGCTCCTGCAGCTACTTCAATTTGTGTGTAAGCGCCAGAACTACCGGGAGTTCCAACCGCAGTAACTCCAGTTGTATATTGAGTGCTACCTGCTGCATCTGCAGCAGTTGCAAATCTTAATGGATGAGTGCCATTGCTTGAATCTGATTGATCAAATTTATAAGTAAGACCTGCACCGATCATTACGGTGTCTTGTTGAACTCCATCGATAAAATATTTATTACCACCACCAGTACTGACTACCGTTACGGTGAATGTCTGAGCTATCGACATAAGGACGGTCTCCTTATGCTATCTGAATGATTGCGTTTCCTGCTGTTTGAGCTGGGAACTGGATTGTAAAAGTTCCACTAGTAACAGTTTTGTCTGAACCAAAATTAATTGCACAAACTGCTCTGTTAGTTGTAAACCCTGTAACAGCTGTTGAATTATAAATTAAACATCCTCTTGCTGTAAAAGAAGCAGATGAACCCCAACTTGTATCAGCAAATTTTACACATGCTGTGTCACCAGATAAAACGGGATCAGCACTTGCTGATAAAGTATTTCCACCTGTTGTATATCCAGAAGAAGTTGAAGTTACTTCATAAGTATTAGTTGGATCGGCTGTACCATCTGAGGGTGCAGTATATGCTGTTGTTGATTTACTTAAAGTTGCTGAATCGCTTGAGTATAAAGATATTTTAAAAGTGTTTCCTGTTGGTGCTCCACTGGAGTCGTTAAAGTTGTGTCCACCTTGTAGGATTTCTACTTTAAAGGAATTAGCTATTGCCGATGTTATTGTCATATTTTACTCCTAATTATTGATTTGCAGATTCAATTGGTATACGAACAGTACCGTCTGTATAGTCATCTCTTCTACGTCTACCAATTTGCATTGCTGCAAACTTTTGTAACTCTTGTTTATATTTATTTTCATATAATGTCAACATATCTGCTGGACCTTTTAAAAATGCATAAGCTTCATTTAGACACGCATATAATAAACCTTGAGGGAAGTAATTACTTACATAGGTTCCTGACGTATTTGTCTCTAAACCAGTGGGTAAAGCGTTATAATGTATGATATATTTATAATTAGCGTCTGGTGTAGGAGCCACATATATAGCTCCAGATGTAGCTGTGCTAGTTCCAGTAGTAGCACCTCCAAACATAGCGTAATATTTAGGAAGTCCTGTAGTATCTTGTGCTGCTGATCCCCCTTCAGGGCCAGTTAATTGTCCTACATATTCTGAAATAAAAGTTTGATCTCTTTTTTCTAGCCATTGAGCAGGTCCTGTTACAGAAGTAGTTGAGTTATATACTTCTATACCTCTAACAAATAAAGTACCTGTTGGCATTGTTATTGTATTAAAATCTGTTGCAAATTGTGCCTCTGCTTGAACTCTGTCAGAATCCATTGGACAATCTAAATTAATTCTATTTTCAGCATTACGAAGAAATCCATTTATAACAGCAGCAGTAAGAACATTGCTATCTACTTCTGTATAATTTCTAATATCTGTTGTTAAATCTGAATAACTATATGCCATAATTAAGCTCTATCATTTACAGGTCCAATTGTACACTGAAAACCTCCTCCAGTTTCAGTTGTACTTGCATTTGATACTAAAGTAAAATTTATACTGTAATATCTTGTGACCGTTGCGGGTTGTGCTCCTGTAGGAACATTATTAGTTGCTTGAGGAGTAAGTAAATAACTTCCGTAAACTTTTGCTCCTGAATCATGACTTGTTGCTTTAGTGCTCGCTGGAGTTACACCTCTAAAAGGAGCAGATGTTCCACGTGTCAATCCGGATAAAACTCCTGTTCCAGTATTATTTGCTGTGTATTTAATTACTTCATTAAAATATTGTCCGTAATCTGGATTATTTCTTGTTGAGCCTCCTGAAGTTATTGTTGGAGTTTGATCTACTTTTTCAATTACAATATATCCTGAACTAGGAAAAGCAGAAGAATCAGTTAAAGTTAATGAAGTAGCTGAGTCATTAAGTGCTGCATTTAAAGTATTAGACAATTCAAAAGTAGAAATTGCTACACCTCCAACTATTTCTTTAACAGATTGAAATCTTGCATACGTAGTAGAAACATAACCTTCATTTATTTTTGCATCTCCAGTGCTAAAATTAACTGTTGGAGATCCACCTGTAACTGTAAATGGATTATTAAGTAATAAATCTCTAACCGGAAATTCTGTTCTTGCTGGTCGTGCATGTTTTAAAGCTTGTGGATCTGCTGCTACCGGTCTAGGTTGTAGTTGTGGTTGTTTAGGTTCAAACTCAGATTGATGCACCCATGCGCCAGTCCATTCTTGTACCATTTCATCATAAGGAAATGCTGCACCAGATCTATCGGATATTGCAAGTGCTCTACTACCTTTTGAAAATCTTGGCATTATATATTTGGATAATAAGTTTTCGGTGTAATATACGTACTTGCTGCTGATCCATCCTCCGCTAGTGCTCTTGCTAATTCATCTTCATACAATAATTTCATTTCTTGTACTCTTTGTGGTGCATATTTTTGAGCTAAGTAAAATGCTAATCCTGATACCATACAAGGCACAAATCTATAAGGAGCATCGCTTGCATTAGTATAAGCTCCTGCGTCTTGAATTCTTTTTACATAATAAACATTTAAAAAATTACTAGCTGCTGTTGAGTTAGGTAATGGGTAAATAGTTATTGTAACTTTATCAATAAATCTTTGAACCCAAAATTGTGATGGTGTTCCAAGTGAAGTTTTGTTTGCTGTTCCAGCATATGAATCTCTTGCAACTTTTGTTAAACCAATATCTGATTGGTTATTGTTATTATAGTTTTGTCTATATGAACAATTTAAAATATCTGTAATACCATAAACACTTGCAGTAGGCACAGTTGTTGCTTGTGGTGGTTCTCCACCTGCAGGTACATCAGTAGAATTTCTGTAAAAAGTATAAATACCGGATCCTTCAGCAGTAGCATCAATATTACTTGATGATCCTTCTACTAAATTAATATTAGTATTTCCAACTTCCCAAAAATGTATTCCTCTATTACCCCATTCTTGAAAAAGAATGTTAAGTGATCTTCTAGCAGTTTTAATTTGATGGCCTGCTGATCCTACTAAACCAATACGTTCGTAAGCTTCAGCAACAATTTCATCTATCGAGAAATCCTGATCAAATGAATATGATGAGGAAGTAGTATTCGCCATTGGCTACTCCTTTAAAATGTTCCGATTACGTAACAAAAATCACAATTAGTAAGATCGACGTAAGCTCCATCATTACAATAAATACCAGCTCCTGGCATTTTAAATTCATGAACAACGTTACCAGTTGATCCAAATTTACCATGAAAAACTAAATTTTTTGCTGTTGCACTTCCAGTTTCATTATAAATTTTTATTTCAGCGTCAGCTGCACTAGACATTCCAAAGATATTCATAATATTAATTGATTTAATATTAGTAGCTGTTGATGTAGTTGGTGTATTTACTAAACTTTGTAAATTACCGTCTGCAGTCAAGACAACTGTTTGTCTAACTTTTGATGTTATTGACATAATTTTATTCTCCTTAAATTCATGTGGGGCCTAAGCCCCACAATAAATTAATTATTAACTTAAATTATTATTTTGCATATACAAAATAGTAACCGTAGCGACACCTGTAGTACCATCAGCACTACCTGCTGTGTAAGTTGCAGTACAAGTAACGTCACTTGCTCCAATGTCATTGGCTGCAACAGTTGTTCCACCTGTGTGAGTTACACCTAATGCTTTAACGTTTGTATCTGACATAAAAGCATTTGGATCTGCTGTTGTTCCAATTTGGACTACGGCTGTTCCTGAATCATTAGAAACAGTTGTAACGTTCATAATAGCATCCACGATTTGTGAATTTGCAGGAACGATTCCTATTGTAGTTGTATTAGTTGCACCAATAATATCTATTACTGCTGATTGAGACATTAAAGTAAAACCTAAGTTTTCACTTGCTCCTTGTCTAACAGTTCCAGCTTTAATTGGTCCGCTAAATGTAGTATTTGCCATAATTTTCTCCTTTTCCTAGTTATGATACATAGTCTCTAGGCCGTCGACTATACGCGTCTATATATCGTTTTAAAATTGTATAGTGAATAATTTATATACTAGTTTTGAGTAGAGCGCAAGAGAGCCTGTAGTGTGGATTGGATTTTTCCAACGATGTAGCTTTTTATTAAGTAGCTACAGAAACTTGTGGGGCAGCTTCGTCTATCTTATTTTGCAGATGCGCTTTTTTTGCTTCTGCCATTTTAATATGACTTAGAACTTCTCTGACTTTTCTGTCAATTCTAACCATACTGAGAGTATATCTACCCTCATTAAGATGCTCCTGCTCCCATTCTAGATCCAGTACCTTCTTCTGTTGGTAAAGGTTTGTTAGATGTGTTTGCATCTCCATTTATAACCTCCTCATAGGTTATTCTTTTTACCCTGGGATCATTCATTTCTCCAAGATACTCCCAGTTTATACTCTTTTCTCCCAACTTGTCAACTATTGAATTTTCAATAGATTCAACATTGTCTTCCGCTAAAACTTCAAATTTAGCGTGGTATCTATAAGCGTATATATTTACTAGAAATTTTCTCATGTTCTCACCATTATTTTGAGATTGTGGCGGCATTAAGACCGCCACAAAATTAGTTTAGATTACGCACCTTCGCAACCGAAGATACCTCTATAGTCAGATGCGCCGAAGACGTATCTTTCTCTAGCTTTGTATCTTACGTTACCAGTATTAAAATCACCTTCCATTGAAGTTGTCAATGGAGTTCTTTCAAAGTGTTTCATACCATTTGGAACGTCCGTAATAATGTACCAAGAATCAGCATCAGTTAAGAAATGATTTACTCTATAACCTTGAGGAATCATTCCCATTGAGTTGATTGCATTGATGTCATTATCAGCTGTCTGAGTTCTACCTTGAGACTTCATAAGTCTTTCAGCGTTGAACTGATTTGCAGAAGGAATTATCATTTTAACTCCTTTAGCTGCAATTCTTAAACCTCTCTCATCAGTCATAGCAGCGATATCAATCAATGCTTGTTCTAATGAAGTTTCGTTTAAGTCAGCTTGAGTTGCTAAAGTATTAGATACAGTTCCAGCGATAGTCGCGTGGTCTGTAGCCATTAAGTTAGAGCCATCACCTGTTTTGAACGTAGATGCTCCCGTCACTGACGGTAGACCATTGTTCAATGGTGAAGCTGCTTTAACTTGTTTAGCATTACTCATGGATCTTGCTAAAGCTTTTGTATATCTAGAAGAAAGTCTGTCATAAAGGTTGTCCTCTATTGCTTCTTCTGTGATAGCAAATGCTAATGCAATTGTTTCCATAGTGTAACGAGCAGTGTAAGTCTCTTGTGCATCATCAAATGCTACACTTTGACCTTCTGCTTTTACATCGGCGTTAGCGAAACCAGATAACATAACTTCCTCTTCGAAAGCCCTGTCACTTGATTCAGTAACGTATATTTCGGATGACTCATTGTCATACCGTTTGTACTCCAGCCCAAATAGTGCATTTAGGCCTGGTTCTAGTTCTTTAACTAGTTGTGCTCGTGATATTGCCATTTCTATTTGCTCCTATTATGCCATTGTCGCGCCACTAGCATACTGGTTAAGATTCTGAACAAAAACAACAGAGCAGTTTGCTGCTGTGATGTCTGAGTTTTCAGGATCTTCTGCGATTCTTACAGTTCTCCAAGTATTATTTGTAGCGTGACCACCTGCTAACAACATTTTGTTTGTTGACTGACCACTAGTTGTTGAACCAGTAGTTGTCGACATTCCGAAAGTTTTACCCATATTTGCTATAGGTATAGCTGTATCCATACAACCAACATAAAGTTGCTTTGGATTATCGATTACAAACGCTGTGATGTTTTCAGAGTTGGCTGGAGTAACCTGTGAATAGTAGTTCTGCCAAGTCGGCTTCTCTGTAGTCGCCGCATTGTAGAACACACCATTTAAAACACCAATACATAAATTGGTGATAGCTGCTTGCCCTGTAGTTATGTAACCAGCAGACTGTAGAACAGACGTGCCTTGATACATACCAGTAGCATAGTTAGCTTGGATGTAGTACTTACCTTGACCCTGAGATTGATCGGTTGAACCGAGTGTTCCCTGAGCAATAAGACCAAATCCTACTGTGTTTCTATTTGCCATAGTTTACTCCTAATGTGCCTGCCTTCCGAAGAAAGCCTCCAGCACGGTTGATATTAACTAACGATAGTTTGAGAATTACTTCTTTGTACCACCGAAAGTGTGCTTCGAATTCCTATCAACTTTGATAGGCATTCTCTTATCTTGATCCCTAAGCAAGTCGTTTTCGATCGACTCGTCTTGACCTTCAGTTTGTCTTTTCTGATAGTCCATACGAGACTGCGCGAGTTCTTCGGGTATCCTTGCCAAGACAAGGCCTCCTACTCCTATGACTCCAGCGAATTTACCGTCGGTCACAATCGGATAAGAAGAATCTTTATATTCGTCAGCTCTCACTAACTCATATCCAGATCTCAATCTTCCATGAATATTCTTGGAATCATTGAAACCCATTGATTCAGCTCTAATCCATCTGTGCCTAAAGCCATCTGGCGCTGGCGGTGCATCAAGAGATGAAGGTGGCTTATACTGTTTAGGTCGTTCAGTTTTCTCCCTAGTATCAGCCGCACGTGAAGTTTTATTTTTATCTTCCATTTTATGCTCCTTCCGTGAGTTTTAATTGTTTAGCATACTCTTCTAGTGGCACACCTAATTTTTTCGCTATTGCGACTTGAGACGATGTGAGTCTCACTTGTTTGCGTCCTTGTTTTACACTTCTGTTAGCTGAAGCGACCGACTGAACGGGCTTGGACGTTTGCTTTGTTTCATTATTACCAAATTTATTTGGAAAGTCAACTCTTATACGTTTGTCTATTTCTTCATAATATTCACCAGACTTAGGATCAAACCCTTCTTTTTCTACTAAATCTTTATGGATTTCAAAAGCAGTAAAAGTCATAGCTCGATCTTGACCGAACCATTCGTTTTTAGCTGCCCATGACTCTGCCATAGGATCTGCTTCAGGTAATGATCTTGGTGTTTCTTTTGGTAAATTACCACCATCAGACAATTTAACAGACTCACTCTGTTGAACTGGCGTTTGTTGTCTTTGCTGTAATTTTGCATTTTCAAATGCTAATTCAGCAATTCTTTTATTCGCTGTAACTTGCGCTGCAGCATCACCGGATTCGATAGCCATCGCAAGTTCTTTTTGCGCAGCGTCCATTCCAGTTTTAAGGTTTTCTTCAAACCTTTTGTTATAATCAGAATCTATTTTAGAAAATCTTTCCTGATCAGCCTGTCTTTTCTTTTCAATAGCCTGAGCATATTCTACAGCTGCAGCTTCTCTACGTTCTGCTTCTCTCATCTTTCGAGTAAGTTTAGCAATACGTGATTGAACTCCTTTACTGTAATCTTCTAATTTAGAATCTTCTTCTTTTTTTGTTTCTTCTTTTACTGTTTCTTGTTCCGTTGTTTCTGGAACAGCTTCTTGAACTGTTTCCTCTTTTGTCTCTTCTACAGCTACATCAACCTCTGGGCCCGATGTATCTATATCAACTAGTTTTTCACTAGGTTTTTTCTTTTCCTCTTCTGGCATAGTTCTCCTTTTCTATGTTAGTATTTATGCAGGATATCTGTTGGATCCTGTACTGTTGCTAATATTTCATCTTCATTAAGAAGACGAACTTCTCCACCCTCAATCTCTATACGTGATCCTGCGTAACGCGCGAAGACCACCCAATCGCCAACTTTGCACCATGGACCATCAGGATATCTATCCTTGTCGTTATAACAATGGGGTCCCATTGCTAAAACATTTCCACATTGCGATGCTACTTGTTGACGTTCTATTGTATCTTGTCCAAGTAAAACCCCACCTTTAGTTTTTTCATTCATTCTAAATGGTAAAACTAACATACGCCAACCAGTTGGTTGAGGGAGTTTTGCTTTTTCTTTTGTAACTTCTTTTTTCTCTGATTTCTTTACACCAACTAATTCTTTATTTGGTGTTATTATTTTTGCTGTTGAGGCTGATAATTGTTCCTTCATTTTGCTCCTTATCTTGTTGCAGGTTAGAGATCTCCTGTTGCACTGATTCCAATGCATTTATTTGTCCTATTATATACTTATATGTTTCCATACTGTCAACCCCTCCGGACGTTACCGAAATTGCCAGCTGTTCTGTTCTACGTTTGATTGCTCTTTTTAAACTATTGAGTACGTGTTCTGCTTCCATTTAACATTTCCATCTTCTCCGTGCTTGTCTGATTCGAGAATTAGGATCGTTACGTGTTTTTGCAGATGATCGTTTTAGTTGGCCTGCGCTTCTTGCACAGTACGACTTACGTCGATTTGCAGCTTTTGATCCTGATTTTACTTTACCAGTTACGGCTGTTTTTAATTTACTTCCAGGATTTGCAGCCCTGTAAGCTCTCACACCTTTCGCTGTCATTCCAGCTCCAGATTTAGTTTTTCTATAATTACCACCTTTACCAGTGGTTCTTCTTATAGGGTTTTCAGCCATTATTTTTTCTTTGCTGTTTTGGCTGATCTTCTTAATGCTTTGTCCGTTACAGTTCCTTTACCTGGTTTGCTAGTGCCTCTTTTTTTGGCTCTATTCATGTAGTAATACAAACCTTTTTTAGCTGTACGTCCATCTTTAGTTTTATGATAACCTTTTTTCATATTTTCTCCTTTATGCTATTATTGCTATGCAGTCTTTACAAGATTTTATAAATCTTGAATGACCATCACAGTGTTGTTTTGCTTGATGTACTAAAACTTGAAGCACATCAGGTTTTTCATGTGAAACTTCAATATCATCACATTTACATGATTTAATATTAAAAAGTTTACAAATGAATTCTTTAATTTTTTTAATCACTATTTTATTTCGCAACCTCTACCACGCATTGCTACTCCTCCACTTCTAAATCTATCTCTAGCTTTTTGTGATGGAGATGCTTTTCTTTTTCTTGGTCCTGATTCGATTACAGCGGGGTTTCCTCTTTTTTTAGGTTTACGACCCATGTCTGGTCCAGCGCCTCTAGCGGCTACACCAATTCTTCTAACCATACTGCCCTTTGCAAACACACCTCTACCTTTTAAAACATCAGCTCTAGTAACTTTACCATCGCCTGTTAAATCAGGAAAAGATTTTTTAGTTTTACCACCTTTAGCTTTTAATTCTCTTACAAGTCTTCTTTTTTCGTCTTTTAAATTTCTTTGACCTCTTCGAGTTCTTGCTTTTTCAGCATCTACTCTTCCAAGTTCTTCAAGTCTATTCATTCTTCTAGTGTTAGGCATATTATTTTCCTTTTCTTTTTCTATTAATTTTTTTATTTGATCGTCTAATACGACCACCTTCTTTCATGTTTACTTTATCTCCACCAGTTGGATAACCAAATTTGTTACGACCGGCTGGCATACCGTATCCTGGAACACTCATTAAATCAAAAACTGTTTTAGTCATTTTTAAACATTTTTTTGCTAGCCTTATTTCTTTTTTCGGCTTCTAGTTGTTTACCTGTTTTAAATTTTTTCTGTGGCTTATCTTCTTTTAAAAGACCTTTGTATTGTTTTTTAGGATTTTCTCCAGTTCTAACAGCATGAATACCTTTACTATGTTTAAACTGAAACGCTCTTCCAGTATCAACTAACTTTTTTTTCTCTTTTTGAGCTTCACGCATCATTTTTCTACCAGCTTCCATTTTATTTTCCGCTTTAGATACTGCATCAATTCTTTTTGAAGTTTCGTCTCTGTAAACTTTCTTTACACTTCCTGAAATATTCTTTGTTGGTTTTACAGATTTAATAGTTGGAGCAACTTTATTTTTGCCCCTTAAAGCTCTACCAAATCCTCTTAATGCTGCTCCTACTCCGGCCATTATTTTTTCCTTTTATTTTTATCCATAGTCTTAACAGCTGAGTAAGCTCTACGTCCCATAGATTTTTCCATACCTTTAGATTCATCTCTTCTAGATTTCATAGATTGAGATTTCTTTCCACTTCTAGCTCCTAAAGATTCATCAAGTCTATCGTTGTATCCTTGTTTCTTAGCTCTACCACCTTTTTTCATTGCAGCTTTGCCACCGAACCTAGATTTATAAGGTCTTGTTCCAAAATCATTTCTCATTTTTTTCCTCCGTTTCTAAATATTTGTGTTCCCTTTATACCATATATGCTCGCAACTACAAGTATCCACAAATTTGTGAACCATGACGGGAGCTGCGAGAACATGTCAAAAAACAATTTTACTTTGTCCATGGCTCCCGGATCGTCCGATACGACTGCCCAGGCCAAAATTACCACGGGCAAACTGAGAATTATCAAAACTGCCTCGTCTTTCCAGTCTGACTGTCTAGCTTCTAAAAGCTTACCTTGGTAAGCTTCTTTGCCTTCAGCCATACGAGAAGCATGCATAAGTTGTGCTTCAGACATTGCCATCTTCGTCTTCTGCTTGTTCTCATAAATCTTACTACCAGCAGAGACGGCTAATTTAATCGCCGATAACCACATATTAGTAAGCTTTAGATTTTCTTTTCTTGTCTGGTCTTACAGCACCTTGACCCTGTACTTCTTCTTCAGGTCCACCAGTGCCAATTAAGTTAAAAGCTTGGTCAGCAGTTGTTTTAGATCTAGGATCTATTTCAACTTGTTGTTCACCAACTTTAACTTCTTTGATTTTATCAAGTTTTTGCATTTATGCTCCTTTTTTGACTCCTTTTATAACACCTTTGTTCTTAGATGCATAGAATATCTTTTCACCCTGCTTCTTGCCATACTGTTTCTTCATAGATTTCATAATTTTTTTACCTTTTTTGTTCAGTGGCATTAATTATCCTCTGTAACTATGGTTGCTTGCTGTGCTCCGGCCTTTGCAAGGCTAACTCCAGCTCTTAATTTAGCTAATTTTTCATTTAAATCCATTTTTTCTTCTGCAATATCACCTTGTTGCATCAATCTTGATCTTGCAATGTCTTGTTGAGCCTCATCATTGTCTTTTTTACGCTCATTTTCCATCGCACGTAGGTCAACTTCACGTGATTTCAGTTTTAGAAGAGGATCATTGTCAAATTGTGATGTAATTTGCTTCTCTTCCTTCATATATTCTTCTGTCATCTCTGCAATCAACACTGCTTTTCTAGATTCAATTTGATTTGTAAGCGCTTGTAATTGTTGTGCTACCTGTGGATTCATTGCAGCTTGCTGTTGCATCATCATCATTTGTTGCATTTGCTCTCTAAACTCTAATTGTATTTGTTCTTGTGCCATCAAACTAATATGTTCTAAAATATTTTTCTGTATAGCTGCCATAACTGCAGGGTTATTTCTAACAATATTAGTTGACATAAAATTTAAGTGTGAAGTTATATGTGCTCTGTGGTCTTGACCAGGAAAAGCTTGGAATGGTTTACCCGCTAATGCATTAATGTGTTCCATACTTGGATCCATTGGTGCAGTTGGCGCTGGTGGTGGTAACACTGCATCTAAATTTTTAACACCTATCGCTTCATACATATTTCTGTAAATTTGATACATGTTGTGTAGCTGTGGATTAGATGTTGCTATTTGTAGTTGTGTTTGTGCTAATGTAATTCTTTGCGACATAGAAAATATATTAGGATCAGCCACTGGTATTACATCTACTCTGT